AAACAGCAAGAAATTGCGAGTTACTATGGACGAGCAGACGCGGAAGGAAATTCCTTGGCTGGAAGATGTTAACGACGAAAGGAAGAAGCAATATGACGCCATCATTGCCGACCCGCGCCTCAAGAAACTTGAGGAGTTCGCGCCCGACATTGCTGCTCAGTTGCCTTATTTCTTCGCCCACGCCTCTAACAGCATCTATGGACGTAAGGAAATTGCCCTATCGGAAACGACGCCGGGCAAGAAACCTAGTTCACGGCCACCTGAAAATCCTGAGTCTGGTGCGGCTGCAAGCCGTAAGCCGGAAAGCGTCCAGACCAAGCAGATAGGGGAACTTCAGTCCAAGTTCAAAGCGAGTGGTGATAAGGGCGATTGGCTCAAACTCCGTACAGCACAAATCTCAAAACGTAAAGTTCTCTAACACCGCCTAACATGGCTTTTTCAAACACCTACGATACCACCAACCCCGGCTCTGGGGTTAGCAACCGCGAGGATCTCCTCGACGTTATTACGACTCTTGCCCCACAAGATACGCCTATCCTCTCGATGGCCCCGAAGCGTAAAGCTACGGCGACCTTCCACGAGTGGACCGTTGACAGCTTGGCTTCTGTCTCGACCACGGGCGTCTCCGAAGGTTCGGATGTCACCGCGTTCACCGACAAGTTCTCTGGCCGGGCGCGTTTGGGCAATTACGTCCAGAAGCTCCGGCGTTCGTTCATGGTGAGCGACTTGCAGCAGGCCGTCGATAGCGTCGGTCCAGCCAAGATTGCTCAGGCTGAGATGAAGGCTGTCAAAGAACTGAAGCGCGACATCGAGGCCACCATCTGCTCTACCAATGACCGCTCTGCGGAAAATGGTGGCGGCACGGCCTACGGGCTGCGTGGTCTGGGCGACTGGATTGATAGCGGCGGTCCTTCGGATGTTCCTGCGGCCTTCCGCACTCCTTCGGGCAGCATTCACGCCTCGGGCACGTTCACCGAAACCGTCCTTAACAGCCTGATCACCTCGATCTACCGCGTTAATGGCATGGCGAACGACCTGACGCTGGTGGCTGACACCGCGCTTCGGGCTGTCATCGCTGACTTCGCTCGCACCTCTGGCAGCACCAACACGGTGTATCGCCAGATTCAGCAGAGCGCGGACAGCGCGACGATCAAGCTCACCGTGGATTTCTACGAGTCCGACAACGGCATCGTGTCCATCGTGAACATGAATCCTGATTGCGCTCCTGACACCTCGGCCAAGGACACCGGCTACATCCTCAACCCCGATTACATGGGCGTTGCGGACCTGATTGCCCTTGGTAGCTCCCGCGTCCCAAATCTGGGCGGCGGCGACCGCGGCTTTGTGGACTGGACCGGCACGCTTGAGGTGCTGCATCCTGGTGCGCATGGCAAGATCACCGTTCTCACCTAACCCCTAAATAATCACTAACATGGCCAAACTTAGCATTAATGAATCCGCCAATTCTTTTTGGACGGATGTTATCATCGTTGACTTCAACGATCTAATCGCCATCGGCAACGGTGGTCAGCGCACAATTGCGGCTATTCCTCCAAATGGTGCGCTTGAAGGTGCGTGCGTCTGGAAGATTACGGCTGCGGCGGGCTCTACCTCGGTAGTGCTTGACGTTGGCACCACGGCTGCGGACCCAGATGAATTCATCGACGCGTTGGATGCGGACGGTATGACTGTCCCCGTGTTTAATACGGGTGATACGTTTACGTCAAATGGCAGCAAGTTTGTTGGTGCTTCCGTTGCTGGTGCCCCCGTCTTGCTTGAAGTAAACGATGCGACTGTTACCTCGTTGACTGCTGGCAAGTGGGGCATTGGTCTCCGAATCATCAACCTCTCGCAGTACAACGACTAGTTGTAAGCAAGTAGGATAGAATCATGGGGCATAGGGCTTCGGCCTTGTGCCCCTTTTTCATGGAAATTATCATCCCGCCCAAGAGGTTTAGTGTTGGCGACCGCTGGAAGGCTATTGAGCGCGAGTTCCGCACGGGAGTTGAGCTAAAGAAGGCAACGGAGGCCAAACGCGAGGCTGTAGCCCGTCAGTCGGCACAGGAGATGCGGGGGGCTGGCAAAGTGGCTGGATTGGGCAGGAATGTGGGTGTAATGCCCGATTGGGAGTTCTTCCGGCTTGTGCAGAAGTATGGGCACAAGGAAGTGCATTCCCGCGAGTTCTTAAAGCATTTCCAGAAGAACAACCCTGATTTGGTAGTTCACAAGCTCTAATGCAAAGCGGAACATACGCCGACCTTCTGATCAGAATTCGCGCCCTAGCTGGTGTGGACGCCTTTACGACGAACGAAAACACGCTGATTAACAGCTTCATCAATCGGCGGGGCTACCAAGCCTACCGTGAGAGTGATACTTGGGCGCGGTTTATTGTGGCGGCGGAAGCCCGTCCCGGCCCACTGAACATCGTTCCTTTCAGCTATACGGCATCTAGCGGTAATCGCACCATTTCTACAGCTGCCCGCAGCGGCACCACGGTGACGGTAACGACTACGGCGGACCTAGACGGCGACATTGTTTCGGGCCAATATGTCACTATCGCTGGCCTGTCCTATTCTACGGCCAACCCTAACGGGGCGCAGCAGATTACGGTGAGCGATGACGCGGTGTTCACTTTTGAGCTTTCCGACGACTCGCTGACGGGCACGGAAACCTATGGCGGCACTGGCACGGTGGTCCCGGTGGCCTTAAACGACGTTGACACCTTCATCCGCGTCTTCAACTCCTTCCCCTACAATCTCATTGGAGCCGGGGAATACACGTTTTACGTCCAGAGCGACGGGTGCCACGTTGTCGGCAATTATACGGAAGCTGCTGGCTTCTGGGTGTGTTACAAGAAGCAGTGGGACGGCCCCTACGACGCTACGACGAACACGGACATTCCCCTAGAGTTCTTTAACTACATGGCCCACGCCTCATATGCGGACTTTCTGCGTATGGATGGACAGGTGGATAAGGCCCTAGTTGAGGAACAAGTAGCCAAGGAGTATTTGGCATTGGAGCTTATGAGGCCGCAAAATCAAGCAAATGGGCAAATTCTCTCTCGTTTTCAATCTCACGGCAGTCGTCAAAGTCGTTAACCGCATAGTGTAAAATCACATTTAATATGGGCCAAGCCACCGTAAATCTCCAAAACCTCGGGCGTCTCGTAAGCGTTAGCAACGCGCTGCCAGTGGTTCTTTCCTCCTCAACGTCCACGGCTACGTCTGGAGCGGTGTCTACCGTTTCCTTTGTCCGTACGGCTGACACCACTGCCTACGCTGCTAATGACGTTATTGGCATTAACGCGGCTGGCGTAGCTGGTAGCGCCATTCATACTTTTGCATTAGCGGGGCCAGCGGGTGGCCATGTAGTTATTTCCGGCTTTGACTTGACCATTGATGCAACAGCCATTCCAGCCGGAATGACTACCTTTCGTCTCCACATTTACGACGCAAGCCCAACGGCAATTCTTGACAATGCCGCATTTAATTTGGTGACGGCAGATCAGCTTAAACACCTTGCTGTCTTAGACAATGTAACAATGGCTGATTACGGAAACTCCTTGTTTGGAATCAATGCCAACATTGGTCATCACGTTAAATTGGCTTCTGGCGTCACCTCTTTGTTTGGTCAACTTGTTACTAATGCTGCCTTTACGCCAGCCAGCGGCACTGCTTTCCAGATTCGGCTTCGCACCCGTGCGATTTAATGGCCCTTGTTTTTCTTAACGCTCTCCCCGCAGGAGCGGCGTAAATCTATCCTTTGCGGTATAATGGCCCTTACAGACATATTGTTTAATGCAGCAGGTGGTGGGGTGTTTGGGTCCATCCTCCATCTTGGCACTGGCATTTTTGAGGCTTGGCGTAAAAAGAAAGACGCCGAGGTAGAAATCATGCTCATGCGGGCTAAGACGGAATCCGCTGAAAAAGCGGCAGCTTGGGATGCCTTTGGTAAATCTCAGGAGTCGCAAGCTGCGTTTAAAGTGCCTTCTGGTGTTGCCCCTTGGGTAGCCTCTGTTTTTACGTTGGTAGAGGCGTTCCGCAGCTTTACCCGCCCCGGCCTTACGTGGGCTCTCCTTTGTGTTCTAATCTACGTGTTTTCCGTGTCGCCAGAAGCGGCTAGGCAAACAATGTTAAGCGAAATAACCTTCGGTGCCTTTACCGCCTTCTTCTGGTATTTTGGCAGCCGTTACTCCACAAAGCGATGATCAAGGAACATCCAATTACAACCTCAACTATTGGAGCTATTTCAGGATGGTTTTCGGTAAACCTAGTCCAGACCGCTCAGTTTGCTGCTGCTGCATTGGCTGCACTTGTTTCACTTTGTGCCCTTATTCTTGCGCTTCCTAAAGCAATCCGTGAAGTGCGTAGTTGGTTTAAGCCATAAGCAATAGGCTAAAATAAAACGTGCCACGTTACGACAAATACGGCGACCGGGATACGGCCATTATCTCGGCTGGTGATTCGTTTTTCCTTGGGTTTAACAATCGGTTGCGTCCTGACCAATTAGAACCCGGCATCCAGGCTTACAGCCAGAATGGGCGAATGGGCGTAAATGGGGCATGGCAACCACGCAAAGGCATCAATTTCTTCTCTGGCCTGATAGACACAAGCAGCGAAGCGTTGATCCTTCCTTTTTACGTCTATGCCAGCAAAAGCATTTTAAGCGCAGTTCGAGTGGCTGAAACCGTAACTATCACCACCACTACAAGTCATGGGTTTACCACTGCGACTCAGGTGGGTATTCTTGGCCTTACGGGAACAGTGGACCCTAACGGCAACAGAACGGTGACAGTCACCGGAGCTACGACGTTTACAATCTTTCTCGCTGGAGCACCAGGTAGCGAAACCTACACGGGGACGGGAACGGCTGGCTCTCCTATTATTTCGGCATTGGTGAACGCAGCCTATGGTTCATGCTTGTTTTCTAACCCATTAGACGACAACGAGGAATACATTATTGTTGCGCTTTATGACAAAGCAATGGCAGTGAATCTAACCACCGGGGTTGAGACCAACATCACCTATCCCGCTTCCCTTACAATCACCGAAAACGTCAATCTGTTGCAGGCGTTTAACAAGGTTTACATCTTTCGGGACGGTCTCACCACCCTAGAGTTTGACGGAGACATTGCCTCAACGCCCACGTTTACCAAAGTAGCCAACGGGGATTACACTCAGCCATTGGTATTTACGGCAGCTGCTAACACGGCTTGCTCGGCTGGCGTGGTAACAGTGACGGAAACGGCGCACGGCCTGTCCGTTGGCGACATTGTAACAATAATGGACAAGGGAAGTTCTCCCTTAACAAACGCAGCCACCTATGTCGTCCAAAGCGTTCCAACGGCCAACACATTTACGTTTTACGCCAGCGTAGATGACTTTGCAGCAACATCCGTTGTCCTTGGAAAGGCTCAAAGCGTTGGACTTGGGTTTGTTCACTCTCCCGCGCCCGCGTGGGCGGCCTACCACCAGCGTCGATTGATTGTCCCCTACCGCTACACGTCTACGGGGACTAGCGGAAGCGAGGTTATTACGGATCGTAGCGTATACGACGAAATCCTAATCAGCGACATCCTGGATGCTGACACCTACGATCAGCTTCAGAATCAACTCAAGGTGACGGCTGGTATTTCGGACTACTTGCAATTTGTCCATCCCTTCACGGATGACAATGCCGTGGTGTTTAACCGCAACTCCATCCACCTGCTTGATGGGTTGTCGGGCTCCCTCACTGATGTCTCGCTTAAAGAAATCACGCGGGAGGCCGGATTAGTAGCCCAAAAGAGCGTTGTCACCATTGGCAACAAAATCTTCTTCCTGTCTGACAACGGGGTGTACGCCACGCAGTTTGGCGACCTTTACAATTTGCGTGGAGCAGGACTGCCCTTGTCTGACCCTATTGACCCACTCATTAAGCGAATCAACCCAGATTACGCCCATAACGCAGTAGCCATCTACCACGACAATCGCTACTTCCTTGCAGTTCCGCTTGATTCTGCGACCACAAATAACGCCATCCTTGTCTTTAACCTCTTAAATCAACAATGGGAGAGCATCGACATTGTGGCGGGGTCTGGGTGGGACGTATCCAACTTGATTAGTGCCGGTGCTGGTGGCATAAACAAGCTCTACGCTGTCAATCGTTTGGGCGGCATTCACATCCTAGATAGCCGCGAAGATGACGTAGATGTGGTGGCCCTGGGAATAGCTGTTCCACCAACCTCAGTACGGCCTACGTCCTACGCCCAAACCCGGCAATACAGCATGGGTGACACTGACCGTAAAAAGTTCAACAGCTTTGAGATTCACACCGAAAGTAGCTCCACCAACACCTCAAACGCTACAATCTCTGTTGAGACGGAGAACGTTGACAGCACGGCTACCCTTGGAACTTTAGGAGGTTATCTTGGTGCTGTGCTACCAATTAGCGAAGATGCATCCGTGCGTGGTAGAATTGGCAATATGCGAGGCTATGGCATCCAAATGACCTTCACTCCAACTCAAGGGCGTCCGCTGCTTCGGATGGTTCGAATCAATGCTATGCAGTCGTTTAACTCTCTAACGCAAGCATCCTAATGGCTATCTTAATTAAGGGAACAGATTTTACTGACGGAGATCAGGTTACCGCGCTTAAGTTGGACGCGCTTGTTGACTCGGCTACGTTTGCTTCTGGAGCCGTAGATGCAAGCACCACCGCTCTTTCTGGTGGGGCTATCATTGTCAAAGACCTTGGGGTAACGGCTGCAAAGTTGGAAGCTGCCACCAACGGTCAGTTGATGATTGGCAATGGCACTGGTTTTACGAAAGCCGCGTTAACTGCCGGAACCAACATTGCTGTTACCAATGCTTCTGGGGCTGTTACGCTTGGACTTACGGGCACGGTAGCAGCGGTTAATGGTGGCACGGGACTTTCGGCGTCAGGCACATCTGGCAACGTACTCACTTCAAATGGCACTACTTGGACAAGTTCACTACCTTCTGGAATAAGCTCTGTTGGTGCCACAATTACAACAAACACCACGTTAACGGCTGCTTCTTCCGGCTATCAGCCAATCGCCATGACCGCGCTAGGCAAGTCGGTGACCTTGCCAGACGCCACCACGGTAACGGTTGGTTCGCCTAAGTTCTATTTCAACAACGCAAGCGGTGCTTATCCCGTAGGTATTCGGAACACTAGCGGAACATTGCTTATGGCAATTGCTGCTGGAGGCACCGCATTTTGTTCGTGCCAAGACGTTTCTACTGCTGCGGGCGTCTGGAACATCACTGGCGACAATCTAGAACCCGGCCTTATTACGATTGATAGTTTATTTGGTGCGACTTTTTCAGGTACATTGGCAACTGCTTATGCGGTGCTGGATGATAATAAGTCAATTCATTGTGTGCAAAGTGGACCTACTAGCACAAGCGGTTTTTCTGTTGTTGCAGTGGATAACACGACAGGGACCGTTGGAACGCCAGTTGTTGTTTCGGCTAGTGAGGTTCCTAAGATCATGTTTAAGATTACTTCTAC